CAAATAGAAACAGATAAGTTTGCAGGAACAAATATTGATGCCTCTCAATTAGGACAATTACAAGAACAGGCACTAATGTCTGGCAGTAGCAAACAACAAGTAGCGGGAGAAACTGAAAAAATGTCAGTTGGTCCTCCAAAGAGATTTAGCGGTTTGCCAAAAGAAGCGGCTAACAATAATGTAGATAAGAGAACAGAAAGGAGGGTTAGAAGTGGTCGAGATTGAGAAGTCCGTTATTAGACCCACATATGCTGAATGGGCTGATATTTATAGTTTAGGTAAGGAATTAACGTTTTATAGAACAACACCCGATGCAAGTAATAGACCAGATATATACGGACCTATAAACCCTTTACCTATTTATCAAAGAGCAGTAGAGGAAAATATAGAAATTACAAAAAAGGATATGCCCGACCTTCCCCCGACAGTAAATCACGACCTTTTTAGATTAATGGGATTTAACTCTATGAGTCAGGCAAAGAAATATATTGCTGTAATGAAAAACCCAAATATAACAAATATAGAAGTTCATGTTGATGGTGAAGAAGATATTGTGCAACTTGAATTTAATATGAATGAAGAAACAAGACAAGTTGATAAAAGTAAATATATTTTTTGTTCAAAAACAATAAATTATCTATCGGGAAAATTAGTTGATGGGAATTATGATACTATTACTTCGATAGATGCTGAAACTACTAGAGTGAAATTTTTTGATTTTGAAAATTCTGAAAAAAAGGATGTATATTTCACTAAAATAGTTGATATGTCTTATGACCCTGTTAATCAAAGTTATACTGATAATAAAAAGGATAACTTTCTTCCAACTGTTAAAGTTTTGACTCAATCAACTAGTTTAGGTGGCGATATTGGTTTAGTAAAAGGTTTATTAAAACTAAATCATATTTATTTCATGACCACACTTGATGGAAAATTACCTAAAGCATTGAATAGATTAACTTATGGTAGAAAAATAGCCGTTACTTTACCATTAGGCTCATTAACTAGTGATGTGAGACTCGATAAACAAGCGTTAAACGAAGTATTACCTCAATTAGAACCAATACCTAATGAGTATAAAAAGTATGAAGATAAACTTAATGATTATTTTGAACCCAAATCTGCTAAAAAACTCATTAGAAGAATGCAATATATGACAAGACTTGAGGCAAGAAAAACAAGAGAAGGGAGAGGTTTAGGTAAATATACAGGCGAAACTGAATATTATGAAAATAGACCAAAACTTTATTTTGGTGTATCTAGAGTAAAAGGTGTTTATAATCCCCAAACTAAAAATTATGAACAGATTATTCTTTTATCATTTTTCATCGAAAGGGGCGAAAGATTAGAACCTGCTGATGATATGATGTTGTTTGTCAATGAAGCATTTGTTCCTTCATATTTCGCAGAGTCTGATAGAAATAAAGACTGGGTTAGAATTTCTTATAATATTGCTAAAGATGCAGTTGATGGTGTAATTTCTTATGTTAAAGATTTGCAAACTAGATACAGAAGTAGAAAAAAGTTGGACTTTAGTTCAATGAGTGATAAAATGATAAACGCTTTTGATATTAATTTGAACGAGATAATGGAAAACTCGTTCTTTAGTTATTTAACTTTTGATAAAAGGAGAGGTAGAAGATTGAATGTAAAAAAGAGTAATATGTTGAAGAGTGCTTCTGATATAAAAAACACTTTTAATGAAGTTTTAAAAAGTAAATTTGGACCTTTTAAAGAAATAAAAGATTTGAATAAAGAAGAAATGCAGGTCTTTATAGACGAAATACACGGTTTTTATAAACGTGAATATATTTTNGCAGATACTAGATTTAATATTGAATTCCAATATACACCATTTAGCGAAGAAGGAATTGATAGTCGAATGAGAAATGAAGGTNNTATTTTTAATCACTATGATGTAATTAAAAGAAAAAATTCTTTAGATGGTGATTTAAAACAATATTTTGCAATAAGAAATAAGTCTGAAGTGGGCGAAGAATCTTTAATGGGTATGCTTGTTATTTGTTATTACTACAATGGTGACGAACTAGATAAAATTGAGGCAGTTTCAATTGTTCAACAAAGAATGCAGTATAGACCTAATATAGTTCAACAGGTTAATAAAGACATTTCAATAGTATATCCTGCTGATGAAATCGGAGTGTTTATGTATGAAATAATGACGGGTATGAGAAGAGATTCTCCTTTAATATTAGGGCGTGGAGGCGGAAATGTGTCCACATCTCCTAGCAAAGNGNGTGCATCNTNCGNTCTAAGATTATTTGGATGGCACTCTTACANANTTTGATTTTGTTATAAACAATATGAAATATAATGAAATAAGAAACGATTTCGTAGGTTACTTAGTCGGTAAAAATGGCANGAATAAAATGTATCAATTTTTGTTTAGTGATTCTACCTTGCAGGGAACTGAAGGTNCTGATACAATATGTGTAGGTAAAATGGATTTATTTTATAAAATAAAGGGTGGTTCGTCTTTTACAGGAGATAATACAGGATTTCTAAACAGAATAGTAGATTTTGAAGATTTTAAAAATAAAGTTACCATAGGTTTAAATGCGACCTCATCGGGTTCTTGTATTAACATGACGCCAGGTGCGCCTAAAGGTGATTTTATGACAATATTTGCTCCCATATTTTTAGGTGGAGTAGGTTCAGATAAAGACTTTTTAGAAGGCAATATTACTCATCAAGTAGTTGCAGGAGATGCGGGAATTGGGGGAACTAATACTGCTAGACAGCATTCTAGAGTATTATTACATGCGGAATTATACAAAAGGTTTGGTTCACAATTTGGAGAATTTATAGATTCTTTGGTTAGGAAAGCCGTTGAATCTGGTGAAATAAAATTAGGTGCAAAGTATCTTAAGAGAGGAACATCGTCGGGTGAAGGTTTTTACCCCAATAGGGACAACCATGCAATTATTTATACTCCGCCAGAAGAAAGTGTAGAACAAGAGGAAATTGATGAAGAATTAGATGAATATAAAAAGGCTGAGTCTGACGGTCCTAATACTACGCTGACACAAATGTATAGGAATATGACTGGAAGGAGTCCTCATGGACGTGAAATGAGGGAATTCAGAAATATAATAAGAACATCTAATAGTGTTCAAGAAATAAGAGATAGAACGTCTGAGTTATATAATATGCTTTATGGCGTTGATGAGGAAAACTTTTGAGGTGAATAAAATGACTGATATGATAAGAAGAAAATTGAACGAAGCAAAAAAGAATTTAGCGAAAATTGAAAAGGATGTAAATAGAGAACCTCCTAAAGAACGTAAGACAAAGGACATGTCAATGAATGTTCCCGAAGTTCCGCCAGATACATTTAAGCCAGATGAAAATATTCCAGGTTTTATTAAAGGTGGACCTAGAATGAGTAAGAAGTGGAAACAGGTGTAAGTATGGTTGAAGAAAGACCCCGAATAGCGACTGATGCTGATTTGCAGGAGGCATATAGTGAACAAGCCCCTATAAGACAAAGGGCTATGTTTGGTGATAAACCGAAAGAAAGGGGTTTTACAGATACTCCCCCTTCTATGGTAAGCACATTAGGTGTAAATAGTATGAAGGCTATTGCTCGTTACAAAAAGACTTTAGATAAAGATGATAAAGTTAGGATAACCAATGCGAAATTAAATCAACTAAGACAAGCCATTGTAAAATTTGCCGAATCTAATCAACCATTCCCATATGAGGATTTTGAAAATCTATTTACAGAAGAAATTATTGACAGAATAATTATAGTAGAAATAATAAACATGGGCGATTCACTATATGAAATTGATAAAATTATTGAAAGTAGTGAAATAACTTCAAGGGAATATATTCCTGAAGAAGATAACCCTTTATACGGAAGACAAACAATGACGGAAACTTACTACGAAACATATGAAGGTAGATTTGACCCTCAACTTGTCCAAAGACCAACTTCTGAATCACGGCCCGTAATGGATGAAGTTATTACTGCTAAAATTTATCCTAGAAAGGATAAAGCAATACAAAGAAAATTTAGTGTAAATGCTAAAGAACCAACAGTTTCTAGTAATGAGGTTGCCCTGACAAGGGCAAATCTATCAAATGATAACATTTTGACAACTGCCTATAAACAAATGGCTAGAACATTCGGTTTGGGGTTCAGTAGAAAAGAAAACCTAATGCCTTCTGTTATGAAAGCCATGTATAATAGAATGGCACAACTAAAGGCTAAGAAAAGAGAACTTGTTACAGGACCAGAATTTACAAGTAAATTTCAACAGACGATTAACAATAAGATTATGCCCCTATTGGAAAGAGGTTATCAAGTCCAAACCTATGAAGGTGTTATAGCCAAAATAGCGAGGGATGATAAAAGATTCTTTGCTAAGGAAGACATTAAAGAAATGTTTGCCTATTTCCTAATCTTCAAAGATTATGAAAATGTTAGCGAGGAAGGTAAAAAAATGGTCAATGATATTCTAAATCAAAGGTTCGCATTGGGCGACCAACAACAGACACTAAGAAGAATCTTATTGGATATTTACCGTGAATTTAGTTTTGGAACTTTGGGAAAACTAAACGAAGAGGCTAGAGAAGTTCAGAGATATATTCAAAGTGGTAGATTGCGACTATCAATGGACTTTCTTAAGGCAGACATTTCTTCTCTCGATGAGGATAGGAGAAGAGAGATAAAGACAATATTGCAAAACTCCCATCCCACAGAATACTTTGGTGAAGATTATTTGAAGTTAGGAAAACTTATAAATATATTGGGCGATGTGGCTGATACAGACGAGGAAACATTATTAGAAGAATTGGGTGTCGAGAATCTACAAATGGTTAAAAAGGCAGCCGCTTTGAGAAAGATATATGAAAGACTTTATAGAACTCTAAGAGATATTGTATATGAGGAGGAATAAACATGGAAGAAGAAATTGTAAATGTATTGAAAATGCTAGTAGAAAAGGTTCAAGATTTGGAACGTAAGTTGCATGAATCAGAAACCACATTGATTAAGTCGGGCTTTGTTGCTACAACGCCATCACCTTATTCAAAGCCGAATAGAGGTATGCCCTCTAATAAAGAAATCCAAAGTATGGATTGGGATGATATTCATGACTTTGTATCAAGAATGGAGGGAAGATAATGAACGACGAAAAATCAGAATTTAGCCTATACACAGAACTATTGACAAGATTGCAAGAACTAGAAAGTGTTATCAATAACGCACTAGGTTCAGAAGACTTCAAGGCTGAGGTAAATACATATAAGCCAATTAAACCTAAGGTTGTAGATGTGGAAAGATTGGCCGCTAAACCAATTGATAAAACTCCCACTATCGCTAAGAGTCCACGCAGTAGAAAACTAATGCCAGAAAATTTAATCTACAAAGATGAAGAAACAGAACCTAGAGAAGACCCACCAGAAATGGGGGATGCTGAAATGCCTAAAAATGTTGAGGATTCAGAACTTCCCGAAGATTCGCAGGAAAAGCAATTGGAGTTGGCTTTGGAAACTGCTCTTGCCCTATTGAGAAAGAAGAAGAATACTCTCTCGGTTATTGATTCTGAGGCAAATAGAGTTAGACCACCTCTTGACTCATAGGTGATAAATTGAATCCTTTTGACATACCTTTTGATAGTATCAATAAAAATGTTTCTTCACTAAGAAACATGGTTAGGGCTACTTTTTTAAGTGCTAAGGATAACCCTAAAGCATATGAAAAGGATTGGGAGAGATTGGTTGTTGAGTTAAGAGAGATGTTAGAAGACCCTGCTATTAAAGAAAGGTTTCCTAATATTGATACAAGCCTTCTATATTCCGACGATTCCTATAATACAATGGAACAGGGGCAACAATTGTATGAACAATTTATGACAGAACAAGCACCTGTTGAGATTGTAAAGCAGGATAAGCCAGAAAAATTTATTGAGCCTAACAAGCCCATGTATCGCATATTTGATATTGAGGACATGAAAGAGATTAACGGCTTTACAGGAGATTTTTTTGTTCAAGAAAAATATGATGGTCTACGGGTGCAAATTCACAAGTTTAATAACGAGGTTAAAATTTATAGTTTTAACGGAAGAGACATTACCAACAAGTTTGAAAAATGTGTTAAGGTTCTTGAAGAAAGAACGTTTCCTAATTGTATTTTGGATGGTGAAGCGGTTCTCTATAAAGGGGATGACCCATTGGTTAGAGCCGATACTCTCGCATTTATTAACAGAAAGGTAGAATCTGAGGGAGATATTAAACTACACATTTTCGACATAATGTATTTTGAAGATGAATCTATTGCTATGGAAAAACTAGAGGACAGAATGCAAACTCTAATTTCAAATTTTTCAGCACATTCCGATGAGCGAGTAATGTTTCCTAATAAGAAAAATACTAGAGAAGCCGATTCAATGGAAGAGATTGAAGAGTATGCTATGGAGATTATGAATAATCCTACATCGGAAGGTGTGGTGATTAAGGATGCAAAGTCTTCCTATATTATTGGTAAAAAGAAAAACCCTAAGTGGATTAAGTGGAAAAAATTTGTAGACCTAGACGTAATGGTTCTTGCAGTTAAGGAAAATAAAAATGGCACATTTGGTTACACAATTGGTGTCGGTCCTGTTGAAGAAGATACCCCAAAGGCATTTGAACTTGAAGGTAAATTTTATATGAATTTGGGCAAAACAACAAATACAAATAAAGAGGTAGAGGTTGGTAAAGTAATTAGAGTAAAGGCTGATGAAATTATGGGTAATCCTAAAAAGGGCTTTTCACTTTTTAATTCTAAATTCCATGAAATTCCCGAAGCCGCTGAACCTGAAAAATTAATCACCCTAGAATTTTTAACCAAAGATGGAAAGAAAAGTTTGGGAGACTACACCATTGATGCTCTAACAAAATCATACACAATTACCGATAATGTTCACGGAATGGCTAAATTTGATACAGGTTTAGACCTTGACGGATTTGTATTTCACGGATTTAAAGATAAAAACCTCATGTCTAAAAATGCTATGATTAATAAGGATATGTGGGAAAAACAACTAAAAGCAGCCTATTCTAAAGATAGCGGGAAGTTCTTTGTCTTTGTTCAACAATTGCTAGAAAACAGGTCATTGAATGATGAACAAATTTTTAGAGAAGGTGTGAAGTATGACTCCAAGATGATGAATCGTTTATTTGGTGAAAAAAACGGTTTGAAAGAAATGCGAAATAGATTAAAGAAAGGCGGTAAAGCCTACGGTATTGAATTTAGAAGCGACCCGACAGGTTCTACCCGCTTTTCCTATGATAGTGATACGTTGGCAAAGGCACTAGAAAGAAATGGTAAATTTCAACTATGGGCTAACAATGACCGCAATCTCTACTTTGTAATTGATTACAAAGATGATAAGATGATTTGGAAGATTGACACAAACTCGGATGAAGAAGTGTATGACCTTTTAGGGGAGGCAGGTAAATATCCCGCTACTGCTACTAAAGACTTAGAGCAAAAAATTCTATTGGACAAAGGTAAATTGATTTTGGGCGCACAACGAAATGATTACCATGAGTATATTATCAAGGGTGAGGACATTGTTTCTAAACTCCACGTTAGATATTTGCCCGTAGACGGCAAAGAGATGTTTTTAGCATGGACAGGGTATGAAAATAAGCCGACACCCGATTCATCAGATGAAGGAAAAATAGATATTTATGACAANAATTGACCCANATTTCAAGAAAGGTTAATATAGTCGAACATACAAATATAATATCATGCAGTTAAGGACACCTATGTTTGGAAGTGACTTACATAGTGGGGGAGAACTTGTTATTCTCAAGGAGGATAAAGATACAGTAATTGCAGGTTACGCATCAGTAGATGTTGTAGATAAGCAAAATGATAAGATTACATTGGGCGCAATTAAAGAAGCGGCTGATAAATTCATGAAGCAAGATAGATATAGAAATGTGATGATTACACATTCTAATGTTCAGGTCGGAGAAGTAGTAGACCAATATACAGATTCCAATGGTAAAGTCCTAAAAACAGGCGTTGATGATACAGGGTTTTTTGTAGTGATAAAATTAAGAAATGATATTGAGAAAGCGAAAGATGTTGCGAGGGATATTCGTCGTGGCAAACTTCGTTCTTTCTCAATTGGTGGTCAAGCAATTAACAAGACCAATAAATATGATTCCGATGCGGGAACATATAAAGAAATTGATAAACTTGAATTGCATGAGATTACCATTTGTGAAGAAGGGATTAACCCTGAAGCCAAATTTAATATTGTAAAGGAGGACAAAAATATGAGCGAAATTGAAAAAGCACTAAGCGAGTTTAATGAAGTAATGGCAGAACTTAAGGAAACTATCCTAAAGGAAGAAGGTGAAGAAGACATCGAATCTATGGATAGTATGCGAGAGGAAGAAGCCGACATCCGAATGGAGGATGTTGAAGAAGAAGAACTAAAGGCTGATTATGATGATGATGAAGGAACTACTGAAATTGAATCAGAAGATTATGATATGGACCGAAAGGCTGAGGAAATCTCAACCCTAGACCTATCACCATCTAACATCGAAAAGGCATATGAAGCATTTAGAGCCGAAAAGGAAGAAGAGAGAGCCTACGCAGTTATCAAGGAACAATTTGAAAACCGCTACAAGGAAGAACTTCTAGTTGAAAAGGCTGAGTCTGAAAAGGCTAAGTTTGATGCACAATCCGCAATCGGTTCTCTTGCTAGCGAACTAAGCGAACTAAAGAAATCTTTGGAGAGCGACGTTATTGCAAAGGCAGAACAAAGAGAGGCTAATACCGTAACTGTTGGAGATATTGCTAACATGTCATGGGATGAAGCACACAACGAATTTTCCCGTTTGAAGGGGGGTAACTAAATATGACAGGCTATTTTAAGACTATCGGAGATTTGGAGCGAGCGACCTATGGTATGGGAAGCGACAACATTTTGAAAAGTGAAGGCATTACTTCAGGAATTGAGGGCGCACACTTTTCAGCAACAGGCGGAACAACAGAATTGTATAACCTAGTCTACGGACAAAAGGTTTGGTCAATGATTAACCGTGAAATTAATGCACTATCTATGCTTCCTAAGAAACCTTGGAAATCTAGCGGTTGGAGAATTTTGAAGAGTAGAGCAGTTGGTGGTGGCGGAGATACTTTTGCTGCTAATGCTGACAAACTCGGTGGAACTGCTGAAAACGAGTCGCTATCTAACATTACTAACGTAAAGCCAGATTATGACACATTGAGCGTTACACCTAAGACAATTGCTCACACATTTGAGATTTCTGAAATTGCACAAATGATGGCAGGTCTTGATGATGGAATTGGCGACCTTATTGCTAATTACCGTGAAGAGGTTGGTATTACTCACGCAGAAGTTATGAATCAACAAATTTTGCTTGACCTAACTACTACTACACAAAAGGGGCTAAGAGCATCTGAACTTTCTGATGCTGAAAGAGATAGAAACCTAACTTCTCTTTACAAGATTATTTCTAACTTTGCTGAATTGGATAATAGCGGTTCTGAATTGTTCACCAATTCTTTGGATATTTACGGAACAACAAGAACAGACCCAGCAGGAAGTGTATCAGCCCGTATGTTGCACCTAGAATCTTACGTTGATTCTAATTCAGGAACAGATAGAAACCTAACGGTTAATCTCCTAAATACTGCTTTGAGAAACCTCATGGCAAGAGGTGGAGACCCTAAGGTTATTCTAACAGGATATGATACTATTCAGACTTTGGGAGAGTTGCTACAAGCACAAGAAAGATTCATGGGTCGAACAGAAGTTGTTCCTTCCCATTCAGGAATTAAGGGTGTTTCTGGCCGAGAGGTTGGTTTCCGTGTTGCTACTTATCACGACATTCCTATTATCCCAGTTAAGGATATGCCGAATGGTGGTGCAGGACTTTCAGATATGCTAATTCTAGATACTGACCATTTGTATCTTTGCACACTAAAGCCTACTGAATACTTTGAAGGTGGAATTAATGCTGATGTTTTCGGTCACGGAAAGTTGGGTCATCGAGGACTTTACAGAACCGTTGCTGAAACTGTCTGCACATACTTTAGAGGACAAGGAAAGATTATTGACCTACAATGAGGTGCTTTAAATGGGATTAAATACAATAACATTTATTGCAGACCATCATGGTTCTACTGCACCTAAAGTTCAAGGACATTATTACTATGTTGATTTTATCCTTGATGTAACAAAGGGGGCTACGGCATCAGTAACAACAACAGTAGATTATACTGCGGCTACTAATACAATTCTTCGTAAAAGTGGAACTGCTCTTAATGCATCTACTACTTATTCAGTAGGAAGCACCATTACTCTAGGTTCTTCCGCTACGGGTGGAAACGATGGTGAAGTTACTATTGTTAGTATTGCTGATGCTAATACTATGGTTGTTTCAGATATTGGGGCAGACGCTACTGATGACGAAATTACTATTGTTGGGAATAACTTTTCTCTACTTGCATCGGATTTGGGTCTATCTAAACTTACCCACATTGAAGTATTGGGACAGGAAAATAACTTAGTAAAACTAAATACTAAGTTACTCAACACGGGTGCTTTGTTTCAAGAAACAGCCGCACTTGCCGCTAATGGGGAATATTTGGTTCTTGAACCATCTACTCTTTCAACGGGTGCAGTAGCAAATGGCGATATTGGCTCATTTAGAATTAGAGCATACGGTCTACTTTGAGGTGATTAAGTGAGAGTAAAAAATACTACGGGTGGAACGAAAACTGTTCTCGGCAGGTCATATCTCGGTAATCAAGAGTTTAACGCTGATGAAGAGTTGCGTGGTATTTTTCTAAGAAACGGTTTTACCATTTTGGAAGAAACTGTGGAGGAAGTGGAAGAGGTTGTTGAGGAAGTTTCCGATGATACAGCCTCTCCACTCCCCGACTTAGATAGTATGACGAAGAGAGAATTGCAAGCACATTTGCGCTCTCTAGGTATTCCATTCAAATTATCGCAAAATAAGTCTGACCTTGTTGGTCTATTGAGTGAAGAAGAGTAAGTTTTATTACTTACCTATCTTTGCGTATAACTAAGGAGATGATAATATGCCTATGAATTCAACGAAAATAACAGCGAACACACAAGTTTCTTCAATTGGTGGGAACTTTGAAGGAGTAATTTACTTTAATGGTGGAACGGCCTCAGTAATTAATGTATTTGACAACAATACAGCAAATGTAACATTACCGTGTAATTACAATAATGACCCCACAATTGTAGCACCCGATACTACGGGTTTGAAGGTTGGTATGTTTGTAACAGGAACAGGTATTCCCGAAGGGGCTACAATTGTTTCTATTACAGATGGGACAGACTTTGAATTAAGTGCGTCTACAACGGGGGGCAATACAGTAGGTGGTCTGCTAACCTTTATTGACGGTGATAATCATATCGCTAAAATTCTAGTAGCCGCTAACTCTTCTGATGTAGTAAGAGGGCTTGACATTGTTTGTAGAAACGGTATTAAAATTATCGCTGATAACTTTACCTCACTTGAAATCTTTGCCCTTACTAATTAGGGGGCTAAAGGATGACAAATATACCAGAATTCTCATACATGCAACCTGAGAATATTAAAGAAGGTAAAGGCGATACCGTAGTCAGAAAGACATGGAATGCGGGTTTTGCTAAGGAGGCTTTTATTGCCTTTATTCTATATGAGGCTTCAAGCATTAACCCAAGTGTAAAGACAAAGATTGGTGATTCAAGCACCACCTTTGGTCTAAAAAATATGGCAACCTTCTTGTCTAGAAATCACAATATTGGTGGTTATGACGATTCGGAGTTTGACAAGACCAACCGTGATGCTCTAAAAGAAATTAGCGAAATGCCTTTGCGTAGTTTAATAGGTGCAGTAATGCCCGAAGAAAGCCAAACTAAAGTAGAAGAAGGTTTCTTTGACCAAACTACAAGAGAGAGATTAGGAAGACATTTGTTTTATGCTGAACAACATGATGAAATGATAATTGTTATGAAAGAGACAAATTTACCACTTTCTAATCAAATCACCAACCAAAGAACTTCTTCATTGAAGAAAATAATGGAGTTTAAGGTTGGCGACCTAATGGATGAAAGAAAGACTAATTTGGATTTTATCACCTTCTTTGATATTTTTGATGATGACTTTGTAAGATACTTTGGGGAATTGCTCCCTGTTTATGCTTATAAAAAGGGTAAGGCTAAGGTAAGTGAAGAGGTGCAAAATTATCTAGACTCTTTTCAAGATAAAGAAAAGAAAGCCGTTGCCGTTATGGGTTTAATTGACGGTGTTTCTAATTATATTGAAACCGCTATTCAGGAATATTATGGTGGTATATTCGACATGGGAGAAAAAACCCGAATGGGTGTAATGGGCGAAATAGGAAAAAGAGTCAAGGGAGATATTTACGAAAAAAGACAAATGGGTTCAATTAAACTTTCACCGTCTGAAATTACAATTATTCAAAATCAACTTTTACCATTGGGTGAAGAGGGGGCTAAAAGTAAGGCTGAGAAACTTTTCGGAACATCCGAAGTAATTCAAGTATCATTTGGAGAACGAACTTCTGCGTCTGCGAGTGCTACGGGATTTGACCCTGCGGAAGATTATTTGGGTAAAAGAGGGGTGGAAATTAACCTAGAAGCCATGTCTAGAGAACAATGGGAAGACCTAGTAGCCACACTAATAGAATACGGTGCAAAAGGTAATAGCAGGTCACTTCAAGGTAAAGGTAAAGCAATTCTTATGGATGCAGTAGAAGGTTTTGTAGAAAAAACAAAAACAGAAATATTTGGTTCTATGCAAGAATTTGCTGAATTTGAAGATGAAGTTAATAGTAGAATTGAAAACATCTATGCTAGTTCTAGAGAACAACGAATGGTTACACCTCAACAAAGAGATGAATTTGAAGGTGCTGATTCTTCTGTATATTTAAGTTCAGCCGACCTATTAGAATATTTGAGGAAATTGTATAGAGAAGGCGAAGTTACTGTTAAGGAAAAGGAAAAAACCTATGAAATAGAGATAAATGACTATGAACCCTATACTACAAAATATGGTAGGTCTGTTAGAAAATTAGAAGGTAGAAGGAAAGACCAAATTAAATTTAGCCCAAGACTAATTGATTCAGAAGAAGAAGGTCGAGTAATAAGAGAAAGAGCCAATAGACCAATTGAGGCACTTAGAGATATTTTTAGTAAAACAGAAGCAGGATTTACAAAGCAAATGAGAGGCGTTTATAGTTTGGCTAAGAATAATCTGTCTGGCGACAACAGTATGCTAAAGGGTTTGATTAAGATATTCGGAAGTGTAGATACATCTGAATATGATGAGCAATTTGAATTGGGAACAAGTCTTTCTGACTTTGAAGATTTGGAACTAAATATAAATGAAATAAAGGATGAATATGAACCATTTGTAACATTTATGTTAGAAACTATTGAGTTAATAGATAGTAGACAAGAATTTGTAAATAAAATGAAAGGATTGGCTATGGATTCAGAAAAGTTGGATGAAATTGTAGATAGTTTTTCCCTATTAATGAATGACATTAATCAAGGTATAGAGAATATCGGTAGAGAACAACAACAAGGACTTGAAGAAATAAATGTTGAAGAAGGTGAAGAAGGAGAGCAGGAACTACAAAGTGAAGTAGAACGTAGACAACAGTTGTTTGAGAATGTTGCTGATGAAAAGACAGGATTCAAAAATGAATTAATTACCTATTCTGATAGCCTGTATAATATTTTCCAAAACATAATTTTCGATGAATTAATGAATCCTAAATATGAAGAGGCTACGGAACAGGAAATAAGAAGTCTTTTAGAAAGGGCTACCCAATCAGAAACCAATAAAGTGGGAATACCTCAGGAATCAATAGATGTTATATTAATGAAGTTGAATAAAGTTAATTTTATTGTGGATAATTTGGCACAAAAAGACATTAAACAAATAAAACAATTTATTCCTAAAGTTACAGTTGCCGAAGGTATTGATACTGTTAGGGGAAATTTAGATAAACAAATAGATGACATTTTTCAAGGTATTAGTGAAACTATGGCAGGTAGTAAATTAGGCGATGTTTCTACTTACGGTTCGTTGGAATTTACAGTTACACCAGAAAAGAGAGGATTTAGATTTAAAGGTAATTACAATATTAAGGGTAATGTAAAACCCCAAATATCTAGAGCCTATATTAGTTATGGAAAAGACGCTAGAAGCGCAACAACGGCAGGTGGAGATACGGTTGCTGACCTACAAGGTGGAACAATGATTTCAAAGCCACTATTAGAAACATTGGAGAAGATTAGAGTCGCTCTAAATACTTTAAACAATGCGATATAATTATAAATAAGAAATAGGAGTAATAGACATGGTAAAGATTGTAACCCCATCCGACATTTCTCTTAGTGTTGTAAATTATGATGGTGGGGTGGGCAGTTACACTACTGCTGTTAAAGTAGCCGCACTATTGGGTATTGCTGATTTTGTTTCCGCTAGTTCAGGCTCGGCTACTTCTCCTACATTAGAAGAGGTGGGAGATTTAATTAGGAGAGCCGAAGATTTAATTGATGAAACTACAAACTCATCATGGAGAGAAAATTTGGTAGAAAATGAATTTCATGACTTTGATTTTGACGACAAGTGGAGAAGTTATTATTCCGATTATGTGGGCAAAATTAGACTAGAAAATGAGAATATTAGGAAGATTATCCGTATTGCTACATGGGAGGGAAACAATTACAAAGACCTAGCATCAGCCGTAGCAACAGTTACAATTAGCGATTACACTAATGTAACAAGTGTAACTTTAACGGCAGGTGGAACAACATGGACACTAACAGCAGGAACAGGAACAGGACAGTTTAACAAAACTTTTGGTAAAAGAACTACTGCTATGGAATTGTGTTATTTGATTAATGAGCAACCGCCTAGCATTACTGCACCATTTACGGGTGCTACTACTAACAAATCACTCTCTTCTAGCGGAAGTAATATTTCAGATTT